CGGGAATCGTGATCTGCGCCGGCTCGTCTTCAGGGATCAAGTAACCGACGTACTTCGGGAAGGCAGCAGTGGCGATGACGACGACAGTCGCCACCCACAACATGACCCGACTGAATCGCTGGAGCTTGAGATTAGGCGTTGCGCACGCGGATGCCGGGGCGCAGTGTGGCCTCCTGAAGTACACGAAGTAGAAGCCGGTCCCGAGGAGAACGGCCGTGATACCAAGGAACAGCCAGCGGTACTGTTCGAACCACGCCGAGACGCCCCCGGCCGACACGCCGAAGGCAATGAGCAGCAGCGGAATCCAGCAGCACGCAGACGCAGCAAGAGCGGAGAGCACCGAGCCGCCCACGGCCAGCATGCCTGTTCGCTGACCCTTGTCATTGGCATCGCCAGCCGTGTCTGTGTTTGCGCAGCATTCGTGCATAGCTGTTCCTTCCGAGTCAGGTGCCGAATTGCAATGTGCTCCAGCGGCGCAGCAGTCGGCAGACTCCTCGTCGATGGCCGACACATCTTGTGTGCCGCCGTGTTCTGCCAGCGCTTGTTTCACGTACTTGCCCACCGTGCCGAGGCAACAGGATCCCTGGGGACTCTTCGTCTCGCACCAGCATGCGTCCTTCATGCGCATCTTGATGTCGTCGAGGACGGTGCTCTGCCCGGTGTCCCGCACCTCGGCGTCGATCTCCTCGATCGTGTGATCGAAGCAGTAGCAGACACGGCGCGGTGAGGTGCGCTCCTTCACGCCGACACGTACGGTGAGATCGCTCTTGGAGAACGCCGTGCCGTCGTCGCCGAAGTAGACGGTGTCACATTCGGCAGAGTCGCAGAAACGGTACTGCGCGTCGCCGATCCGGTGCGCTGCATCGGGTGTGAGCAGCGACTCGAGTGTGATGCGCTTGACCTTCTTGCCCTTCGTACTGCACTCGGGGCAATGTGTGGCTTGGGCGGTCGATGGTGTACTGGTGTTGGTCATGACTTTCGTTCTCTCTGGCGTCAGCCGTGCTTGAGCATTGATGCCAGCGCCGTCATCGCCTTGGCCATTCGGTCCTCGGCGTCTGGTTGGCCGCATGACGTCAGGCAGTTGAGCAACTCACCCTCGACGAGTTTCACAGTCACCCGGTTGAGGGCCGAACGGACGGCAGCGGCCTGGGTCAGGATCTCGTCGCAGCAGCGTCGCTCCTCGACCATCCGTTTCACGGCGCGGACATGGCCCTCAATGCGGCTGAGGCCGTCAACGAGGCTCTTCATTGCTTCATCTGACAGGTATTCGTTCGGGTTGGCCTTGACTTTGGGCATAAGTGGTTCTCCGTCATGAACAACATCCCCCCCGGGGGGATATATTCCATGATCGGCAAGATTCGATCAGAGGTCAAGCGAAGTCACAGGTGCGAGATTCATGGAGGAGCAGTTCCACGCCGCTCGTGGTGTGTCGGGCGAGTTGGCCGGGCATGAATCTACTCCTGGGAACGTCATTGACCCATAGTTCAATATTCAGGGCGATGGCAGATCTCGGATCACGTGCGACAACGGTGCGCTAGACATAGCCCGACACGTTGGTTGGTGGCATCGAGCGTGCGACAACCTCGCCCCGACTGCAGATATAGACGGGTGAAACCCGCCCGTTGACAGCGGCGGCACGAGGACATGTCGATGCACGGACGCACATGCACCGCGGCAATGCCGCGAACGGGATCATCGCGCGCTGGCCGCATGTCGGTCAGGGAACGCCGCCGAGAACTCGCCGAGCTGATCGCGACCGGGCTTGCCCGGGCCATCGCGATTTGCGTTGAACCAGCCGCTGAATCGGCCGAGTCGGAAGAATCTGGCGTTGATGGACTTGCACTCTCTGCGACCTCGAGGCTCAGTGTCCACACGGGCGAGACGTCCGATCGGAACGAGTCCAAGGCCGGAGAGCGCGCATGACGACCAACACCAAGGAGAACGTGAAGCAGCAGATTGCCGTGCTCGACCGGATGCCGGTCCGGGAGCTTCAGGACAGGTACGCCGAGGTATTCGACGAACCGGCCCGGTCCGGCAACCGGCAGTGGCTGCTTCGGCGCGTTGCGTGGCGAATCCAGATGCTTGCAGAAGGCGATCTGGCCACGCGCGCAATGGAGCGCGCTCGCGAGCGGGCGCAGCACCTGGCTCGCGATGCGGACCTGCGTCTTCGCCCGCCGATCGCTCCTCCCGCTGTGCCGGAGAATGGTGCCAATGTCGTGTCTGGTCCGATGCAGGTCCATCGCGATGAGCGGATCCCGCCGCCCGGCACATTGCTGACGCGACGCTTCAAGGGACACGACTACAAAGTGACCGTCCTCTCCGAAGGCTTCGAGTTCGACGGCGTCGCGTATCGATCACTCAGCGCCGTGGCACACGCCATCACCGGATCGCACTGGAACGGAATGTACTTTTTCGGCCTGGCCGAACGGAAGCGCAAGCGAGGGGCTGCGTCGTGAGCCGGAACGGCGCAGTCAACCCGAAGCCGATTCGCTGCGCGATCTACACGCGCAAGAGCAGCGACGAGGGGCTGGAGCAAGACTTCAACTCGCTCGACGCCCAGCGCGATGCGGCCGAGTCATACATTGCCAGCCAGCGGGCCGAGGGCTGGACGTGCATCCCCGCCCGCTACGACGATGGCGGTTTCACCGGCGGCAACCTGGATCGGCCCGGAGTCCAGCGTCTGATGGCCGATATTGAGGCCGGGGTCATCGACTGCGTCGTGGTCTACAAAGTTGATCGACTGAGCCGGTCGCTGATCGACTTCGCTCGCATGTTGGAGGTCTTCGAGCAGAAAGGTGTCGCGTTCGTCTCGGTAACGCAGCAGTTCAACACGGCCAACTCGATGGGCCGGCTCATGCTGAACGTCCTCCTCTCGTTCGCACAATTCGAGCGCGAGGTCATCTCTGAGCGCACCCGCGACAAGATCGCGGCGACCAAGCGCAAGGGCTTTTGGAGCGGCGGCCGTCCGGTGCTCGGCTACGACATCGAGCGCCGGCCCGGAGGCAATCGGCTCGTCGTCAACGATGCCGAGGCGTCGCAGGTCCGCCGCATCTTCGAGCTCTACCTCGAATGCGGGTCAGTGTCCCAGACGATCCGCCGCCTGGACGAGATGGGCTGGACCACGAAGCTATGGGTCACGAAACGTGGCCGTGAGATGGGGGGTCGGCCGTTTAACAAATCGCTGCTGTTCAATCTCCTCACCAACGTCGCGTACCTCGGCAAGGTGAAACACAAGGAGGACGTCTACGACGGGCAGCACGATGCGATCATTGATGACGATCTCTTTCGGCGCGTGGAGCAGATGCTGAAGGCCAACCGCAGTGGTGACGGGCGCGGGAGCAGCAACAAGCACGGTGCGTTGTTGAAGGGTCTCGTCCGCTGTAAAGCGTGCGGTCGCTCCATGATCCACCACTACGCTTCATCACGCCTGCAGTCCGGCACGGTCAAGTACTACCGCTACTACGTGTGCACCCGGGCGCAGAAGCGTGGCTGGGATGAATGCCCAGGCCCGTCGCTTCCCGCGCCGGAACTCGAGCATTTCGTAGTGGACCAACTCCGATCAATCGGGCGCGACGATGCGCTGATGGCGGAGTCCGTTCGGGGCGCCCAAGATCAACTACGTGAGCGCGTTCATGCCCTCGACGCAGATCGAGCGAACACGATCGAGCAACTCGAGACGGCACGCGATGAGCTTCGCGGGTTGGTCGACAGCGGCCGCGACCGCAATGGATCCGGCGCTCGGGCAAGTGGGCTGCGCGAGGAGATCCGCGTGCTTTCGGCCGAGGACCGCCGGCAGACCAAACGTATCGCGGCAATGCAGGAGCGCCTGCTGGACGAAGACGAACTGGCTGGCGCGTTCGAGGCCTTCGACCCGATGTGGGACGCGCTGACCACGGCCGAACGCGAACGATTGGTGCATCTGCTCGTTCGGAGCGTGGAGTACGACGCCGAGAACGAGGCGGTCAGCGTGTCGTTCCACGCGGCCGACGAGGAGGTTGAATGTCCGACGTGACCGTGACCAAGCAGATTCATTTCTCGATGCGCAATCGTGGCCGCCGCGAGATGCGCGAGGGACCGAAGCCGGTCCCGCAGGTCACATGCGAGGGCCGCGTACCGCGCGTCGCCCGTCTCATGGCGCTAGCGATCAAGATCGACGGCTTGATCCAATCCGGCGCGATCACGGATCAGGCGGAGGCGGCACGGCTCGGGCACGTCTCGCGGGCTCGGATGACGCAGATCATGAATCTTCTCCTGCTCGCGCCCGACATTCAGGAGCAGATTCTCAATCTGCCTCGAACGATGCGCGGCCACGATCTCGTCGTCGAGACACACTTGAGATCGATCGTCCGTGAAATCAGCTGGTTACGACAGCGCGAGATGTGGCGCGGCTTGGTGGAGTCCGGCATGCCGCCGCAGGGGCGATGATGGGGTCGATCCGATATCATGCTTGACATCGGCCTGTTCCACGCCCGTGAGCGTCTGGCCGAATCCTCAGGAGGCGGACTTCTGCCAGCGTAGACGTGCTGAATAGGGTCGCCTGATCTGGAGGCGACTGCATGGGTCATACGCTGCTCGGCGAACTGAAGAGGACGCGACGCTACGAACAAGTAGTCGCTCTGCTCGCCGGCGGTGCCGACGCCCAGCAGGTTGCGCAGGCCGTCATTCAGATGGCCGAGCGCCACTTCAATCTTGCAGCGAATGACAAAGCAGTCGTCGAGACGGTGTTTCTGTTGATGCAGTTGCCGGTAGCGGCACGATCGAGTGACTTTGAGAAGTCGCTGCGCCAGCATGGCATCGAGGTCTCCGCTGCGCCGACCGCCGATCAGTTGATTACAGCGGTCACTCAAGCGATCGATCAGAAACTGGCGGACAACCGAGGCCGAAGCGACCTTGGCGAGATCGCGCAGAAGGCTGCCGCCGAGGCAATGAACCGACATCTACGAGAGCATCTCGGTCTGTTGTTCGATAACGCGCGGCCCGAGGACGTACGGGGCGCGTTGAAGGCTACGCACACACCGAAGAACTTCGGCGGCTTCGCACGGGTCTTCATTGGCACCATTGCAACGCATGTGCTGAACTACTTCCTCGGGCCGGCGATGACCGACAACACGGGTGCGGGCGCGCGATTTCCAACACTCGCTGCAGCTCGCACATATCGCCAGGCGTTGAGCACGCATTGTTTCGAGGCGGCGAAGATCGTGGAGTCATTCTCCGGCGATTGGTATTCACAGGTGAAGCGGCCAGAGAAGGGCCTGACTCGTGAGGAGGTCGGCAAGTACGTGTACGGCGCGTTCCAGAAGCTCAATGCAGAACTGCGGCAGGGATTGTGACGATGGCGAACATTCGGCACATCATCTGCGGTGGACTCAGAGTCGCACGCGATGCGCGAGAAGCTGACAAACCCCTGCGTCTCACCACGCAGGGCAAGGCGCCGAACACACGGCTTCAGTTGTCCGATCTCACGCGAGGCTTTGTGGCGAACATCCCTGAGGCGTTTCTCGACCTCCTCGAGATCGCCACGTATGTGTACGTTGCCGATCAGGCAGTCAAGCGCGGGTCTTACAAACTGGACGACATGGGGGAACGCTGGCGTCGTGAGCTGATCTTTGATATCCCCGTCCGGTGCCTGGACTTGTGGTCGAGTGCCGAAGTCACGCAGGAGCTGACATCGACACTCTCATTCCTGTCGGATGACGTATACGAGTTCAGGTTTCATGAGTATCGGAAGGCACCGTCACCAGACGCCTACTTCCCGTTCGGCAAGGGGGAAGTCGCTACACAACCCGCACGCGTGGTCTTGTTCTCCGGTGGGTTGGACTCGCTTGGCGGTGCCATTGATGAAATCACGCAGCTCAGTGAGCCAATCGCGCTCCTTACCCACGAGCCATCGAAGAAGTTCCGGCCGCGCCAGCAGCTCTTACGGCAGCACCTCGATGATCGCGCTGCCGGTCCCAAGCCGTTACATGTCACGGTTGAGGTCAATAAGGCGAAGGCGCTGAACAAGGAGTACACGCAGCGCAGCAGGTCTTTCTTGTACGCGAGCATGGCCGCTGCCGTCGCCGCTATGGCTGGGCTTCCGGGTATCCGGTTCTATGAGAACGGCGTCATCAGCATCAACCTGCCGATCGCTGATGATGTGGTCGGTGGTCGCGCCACGAGGACGACGCACCCCAGGGTGTTGAACGGGTTTGAGCGACTATTCACTGCGATCTCTGGAGACCGGTTCACGGTCGAGAACGGCTTCCTGTGGAAGACGAAGGCGGAGGTCATTCGTGGGATCGTCGGCGCGGGCTTCGGCAACCTCATCGAAACGACGACCAGCTGTACGCATACCTGGCAATGGGAGAAGCAGTGGACGCACTGCGGCGTCTGTTCGCAGTGCATCGACAGGCGATTCGCCGTGCTCGCCGCGCAGGCGGAGAGCTTCGACCCTGGTGATCGATATCGCGCGGATCTGTTGCTCTCACCTCGACCTGACAACGAGCCACGCCGACTGTTGGCGAGCTATGTTGAAACCGCCCGACAGGTCGGTCTGATGAGCAAAGCTGAGTTCAAGGAGACGTTCGGCGACATCTACCGTGTCGCGGCGGAGCTGCCTGGCGCGGCCCATGAGAACATCGATCAGATCTGCGAGCTCTATCAGCGCCATGGTCGTGAGGTCGGACAGGCGCTCAGGTCAGCTGTGGCCGCCAATGGAACGATGATCGCAAACGGTGAGTCTCCGGCCGACAGTCTCCTCCAACTGGTGCACGACATGAGCGTGCCGGCGGATGGCATGGTGAGTGCTGCAGTCGCTGATGTGACTACCAATTCGGAGCCAGAGTTCTTCTTTCGTCGTGAAGGGCCGGTGTGGTGGTATCGATTCAACGGCGATAGGCCCCGCGTCCTGTTGCCCTCACGAGGAGCTTCGTACCTGCACCTTCTCCTCTCCTCGCCCGGCACCGAGTTCTCCGTGGGGAAACTCATCCTCGCGTTGGCGAAGGATCCGAAGCAATATCAATTCTCATCCGGCGATGAGGTGATGGATGATGAAGCACGAAGAGCAGTGTGGGCCGAATACCAGGACTACGCGAGACTGATCGAGGAAGCGGAGAAGCATGGCCACGAAGGCGAAGCCGATGGGCTGCGTGCGGAACAGGCAGAGCTGCTCTCTGAGATCAACAAGGCGGGCTACAAGAAGGTGCGAAAGCGGCTCGGCGACGACACAGAACGACACAGAAGGTCGGTCGGAATGGCGCTGAAACGTGTGCGCGATAGCATTCGTGAGTTCGACGCGGAGTTCGCCGAACACCTGAAACGGCACGTTCGGGCGGGTCGCCACCCTCGGTACCTTGCTCCTGACGGTGTCGAGTGGGTGACGACGTAGCCGCTCCCAGGAAGACCGTAAGCAACCAGTAGTCAGTGAGTTGTGAATGCCCGACGAGGTGGTGCTCGCCGGGCTTTTCATGCGCGCCATCCCCGTCTGGTCTCGCCACATTTGGTGTGGCGGCTGTGCCACCTGATTCGTGGCCCCGTGCCGAGCGGAGACGCTGCTCGGCGCACCTCCACAACCTCACTCTCCGTCCAGAAGAGCCGCGCCGGGCCCTGCTTCTGGTCGCAGCTGTCCATTCGGACGCACGGACGAGGCCCAGCATGACAGACGGATCAGGAAACAAGCCACACTCAATCATCGACGACTACGCCGTCGAACGAGTCGACTACCAAGTCGCCCGGCTCGGGCGCACCCTCCGCCTTTCCCATCATCGCAAGGAAGATCTCCGGCAGGATCTCCTCCTCGAACTGTGCAACGCCGCGCGCCGCTTCAATCCGGCCACGGCCAGCGCCCGGACGTTCGTGTCCCGGGTCGTCTCTTCGGCGGCTGCCCACCATGCCCGGTGCATTCGCAACGAGCGCCGCAACGGCGCTCGCTCGCCGATTCTCCTCAGCCAACTCCAGCGAGACGGTCGTCGATTCTCGCCCGTCGCGCCGCGCTCCACCGAGCCGTCCGCACACGACCTGGTGATCGATCTCGACCACGGGCTTTCCACGATGAATCGGCGGCAGCAGCAACTGGCTGAGTCGCTCAAGACGAACACCGCAGCCGAGATCGCCAAGGAACGCGGCCATCACCGCAGCACGGTCTACCGCGATCTCGCCGCGATGCGTGTGACGCTGTCCGGTCTCGATCTGCAGCCGGCAAGTTGACACAACCCCCGCGACAGATCGGCCCCGGCTGCAGATGTAGAGGAGCGATGACTTCAACACATGCACGCAGCCGGGGTCCCCGGTCGCGTCCGCTGGTCCGCTTGGGCCAGGGGTCGTACCAACGCGACTACCACCCCGAGGACCTGGGAATGTCCGACACAACCGACCGACCAACCACAGCCATTGATCTTCGATTCCTGATCCGCGAACCGGCCGACGTGTACCACGCCCGAAGCAACGAGCACGTCACGTCGCATCGTCTCGCAGAGTTCCGCCGCTGTCCGCTTCTGTTTCGCAGGAAGGAACAGGGCCTGATTGCCGATCGCGATTCGACGGCATTCGTCGTCGGCCGCGCAGCGCACGTGCTCGTTCTCGAAGGCCGAGAACGCTACGAGCACGAGTTCGCCGTCGGCGGTCCGATCAACCCGAAGACCGGCAAGCCGTATGGCTCGGCGACGAAGGCATTCGCCGAGTGGGCCGAACGGATTGGCAAGCCGGTGATCAGCGATGACCAGGCCGCGGTGATCGAGCAAATGGCCGATGCCGTTCGCTCGCACCTCTTTGCGGCGGAACTGCTCTGTGAAGGCGTGGCCGAGGGGGTGGTCCGGTGCGAGTTCGCCGGCCACACGTGTCAGTCGCGCATCGACTGGATCAATCCCCTGCACGAGCGCGGCATTGTCGACTTCAAGACGTGCCACTCACTCGATGATTTCGAGCTGGACGCGCGAGCGTTCGGATACGTGCACCAGATGGCATTCTATCGCGCCCTCGTCGCCGAGGCGTCTGGCTTCGTGCTCCCGGTGCATCTCATCGCGGCAGAAAAGCGCGAACCGTATCGCTGCGGCGTCTGGCAGTTATCGCCGCGGGTGCTCGATGCGGCGCAGCGGGAGAACGAGCAGGCAATGTGCGAACTGACGCAATGTCGCCAGACCGGCACCTGGCCGACGCGGTTCGAGTCACTTCGTCTCTATGAGCACCCTTAGACCCTCCGAGGAGCGAGCGGGATGGCGTGCCACGGAAGGCCACGACGCCCACCGCAGGCCGGACTCCCTGTGCCCGCTCGCTCCTTCTTCAGAACACACGCAACCAATCGAGAAAGGAACCCGCATTGACCGCACTGAGCATGATCCAACGAGGTCGGGCAGAGCATCCGCGCCGCACGATGGTGTATGGCGTCCATGGCGTCGGCAAGAGCACATTCGGCGCCATGGCCGAGAAGCCGATCTTCATCCAGACCGAGGAGGGAATCAACGATCTTGATGCCGATCGATTTCCGGTCGCAACTGGCTACTCCGATGTGCTCGGCGCGCTATCCGCTTTGTACTCCGACGAGCACGAGTATCAGACGGTCGTGATCGACTCTCTCGACTGGCTCGAGCGGCTCATCTGGGCAGAGGTCTGTTCGAAGCGCGGCGTCGAATCGATCGAAGACATCGGATACGCGAAGGGCTACGTGTTCGCACTCTCGCAATGGCGCGAGGTCATCAGCGGACTCGATGCACTGCGCAACGAACGTGGGATGCAGATCATCCTGATCGCGCACGCTCGCATCGAGAAGTTCGACAACCCCGAGACCGAGTCGTACGACCGCTACGTGCCGCGGCTCAACAAGCACGCCTCTGCTCTCGTCCAGGAGTGGTGCGACGAGGTGCTTTTCGCGACGTACCGCGTGCACACCAAACACACGGACGAGGGGTTCAACCGCAAGCGTACGCAGGGCATCGGTACCGGCGAGCGGATCGTCCGCACCACCGAGCGGCCGGCGCACGTGGCGAAGAACCGCCTGAGTCTTCCCGACGAGTTCCCACTCGACTACCGCCTCTACGCCGCGTTCGTGCGCGGCGAGTCACCTGAAACCAACGCCGACACAGCAGCCACTGAGCAAGGAGCCTGATCCATGGCGAACCTGAATGGATTCGATGCAACGACCGTGGACCCGAATGTGGGGTTCGACCCGATCCCCGCGGGGAAGTACCTGGCGGTCATTACCGACAGTGTGATGAAGGCAACGAAGGCCGGCACGGGCGAGTACCTGGAACTGACGTTCGAGGTCATCGACGGGCCGTACAAGGGGCGGAAGCTCTGGGACCGGCTCACGCTGAATCACCCGAACGAGCTGACGGTGCAGATCGCTCGGGGCATGTTGTCGTCGCTCTGTCATGCCGTTGGTGTCATGAAGCCCAAGGACTCGCTCGAGCTTCACAACCTGCCGCTGGTGCTGTCCGTCTCGATGAAGAACCGAGAGGACACGGGCGAGCCGACCAACGTCATCAAGGGATATGCGAAGCGCGAGACCGGCGCGGCGCCTCAGCCCGCCGTCGCTGCCGCCAATGGGAGCACGCCGCCGTGGAAGCGGTGAACCCGGCTCTCGAACTTGAACTGCCGTACCCGCCGTCAGTGAACCACTACTGGCGGCGGGTCGGTCAGCGCACGCTGATCAGTCGCGCTGGCCGGCAGTTCCGTACCCGCGTTGTGGGGCGGCTGGCCCTGCGCCGGCTGCAGCCCCTGACGGGCGCATTGGCTGTGCACGTCACCGTTCATCCACCCGATCGGCGCCGGCGGGATCTCGACAACGCAATGAAGGCGTTGCTCGATGCGCTCGCGCACGGCGGCGCGTACGAGGACGACAGCCAGATCGATCGCCTTGAGATCGTGCGCGGTGCCGTCGAACCCGGAGGGCGAGTCGTGGTGAAGATCGCGGAGGTCCGGTGCTGATGGAACTGCGACCGTATCAACGAGACGCGGTAGACGCGATCTGGACGCACATTGCGTCGAGCGAGTCCAACCCAGCGGTCGTTCTGCCGACGGGGTCCGGCAAGACTCACGTGATCGCCGAGGTCTGTCGGGATGCCGTTCAACACTGGGGCGGGCGTGTGATCGTCCTGGCTCACGTCAAGGAATTGCTCGAGCAGGCGGCGGACAAGCTGCGAACCGTGGCCCCGGATCTGCCCATTGGAGTGTATTCGGCCGGACTCGGATGCCGCGATCTCGGTTACGCCGTGACAATCGCCGGCATTCAGTCGGTCTACCAGCGTGCCCATGACCTTGGGCCGCTCGATCTGGTGATCGTTGACGAAGCGCATCTCATTCCACCGGATGGCGAGGGCATGTATCGGCGCTTCCTGACCGACGCGAAAGACTTGTGTGATCACCAACGCGTCATCGGGCTGACTGCGACTCCGTACCGCATGAAGACGGGCACGATCTGTGGGCCGGCCCCGGAGCACGTCCTGAACGACGTCTGCTTTGAGGCGGGCGTGCGCGAACTCATCGTGCAAGGCTACCTCTGTCCGCTCCGCAGCCGGGCCGGAAAGACCGTGGCCGACACGAGCGAACTTCATGTCCGTGGCGGCGAGTTCGTGGCCGGCGAGGTCGAAGATCTGATGAACACGGACGACCTCGTCCACTCCGCATGTATGGAGATCGTGGCGGCTGCGGCGGAACGCCGGTCCGTGCTGGTGTTCTGCTCCGGAGTGGAGCACGGCATGCGTGTCGCCGGGACGCTGACCGAACTGTCGGGAGCAGAATGCGGATTCGTGTGCGGAGAGACTCCGACCAAGGAACGTGACAGGCTGATCGCCCGATTCAAACGCGGCGACCTCAAGTTCCTCGCCAACGTCAATGTTCTGACCACTGGATTCGACGCTCCGAATGTGGACTGCGTTGCGATGCTGCGGCCGACCCTGTCGCCAGGCCTCTACTACCAGATGGTCGGACGTGGATTCCGGTTGAACCCGGGCAAGGACGACTGCCTGGTCCTCGACTTCGGAGGCAACGTGCTTCGACACGGCCCGGTGGACGCCATCCGACTCGCGGATCCGAACAGTGTTCCCGGAGAGGCGCCGGCGAAGCAGTGCCCGACATGCAATGCGCTGATCCATGCGGCCTACGCGAACTGCCCCGAGTGTGGGCATGCGTTCCCGCCGCGGCAGTTGGCTAAGCACACCTCAATCGCCTCGGACGAAGAAGTCGTCTCAGGTACGGAGGGGACCGAGCGCCAGAACGTCGGTGTCTCCGAGGTCGCGTACTACGTCCACTACAAGCGCGGCGACCCGCTCGCGCTGCCGACCATGCGCGTGGAGTATCGTTGCGGGTTTGCGAAATGGGCGCGCGAGTGGATCTGCTTCGAGCACCAGCGCGGCGGGTACGCCCGGCGAAAGGCCGAGCAATGGTGGCGCAAGCGCTCGAACGAGCCCGTGCCCGACACCGTCGATGAAGCTGTTGACCTCGCCATGGCCGGCGCACTGGCATCGACGCATCGGGTCACGATCGAGAAGAAGCCTGGTGATCAATGGGAGCGGATCGTTGAGCACGCGCTTGGCGAGAAGCCGCCGCGTCTCGAGTCCGAGGAGGGCTTGCCGGAGCCGGCTTGCGCAATGCATGGAATCCCTGACGACGAGATCCCGTTCTGATGGGCGCCGCGCCGACACAACAGAATGGCACTCTCGGCAGCCATGCCGCGGCATGCGTCGAGGCTGGACTGTGTGCGCTGCCGGCGTTGAGGCGCGGTGATGAGAAGCGCGTCGCGCTGTCCTCGTGGAAGCCGTACCAGACTCGGCTGCCGGAGAGCAGCGAGATCGAAACATGGTTCACGGACAGCACCAGCGCGATGTGCCTGGTATGTGGCGCGGTGTCCGGCAATCTGGAGATGATCGATTTCGATCTCGGTGGGGAAGCGTTTGACGCTTGGGCGGACGCCGTCGAGCGCGTTGCTCCGGGTCTGGTTGATCGACTCGTCATTGAGACCTCGCCATCCGGCGGCCGTCACGCGATCTACCGATGTGAGGTGGCGGTCACCGGCAACATGAAGCTCGCCCAGCGACGGGTGGAGGTCGGAACGGATGAGCCGGTCGTCATCGGCGCGAAGACGTACCTGCCTCGCAAGGACGCCAGCGGCGAGTCGGTCGTCGTGATCACGATGATCGAAACGCGCGGCGAGCGAGGACTCTTCCTGTGCGCACCATCCGACGGCTACGAGATCCTCCAGGGAGATCTGTGCCAACCTCCGGCCGTCACCGCCGATGAGCGCGATGTCCTTCTGGGATGCGCGTGGGCGTTGGACGAGATGCCGAATCCGATCGTCGACAGCGCATGGAGCGCAGTGCCTACGAGCGCCGCCGGAGTTCGGCCGGGCGACGACTACAGCGATCGCGGCGACCCACGTGACGTCCTCCGTGCCCACGGCTGGACGCTCGTGCGTGGCGGTGACAACGAGTACTGGCGAAGACCGGGCAAGACGGCGGGCACGAGCGCGACGCTGAAAGACAGCGTGTTCTACGTGTTCTCCACGAATGCGCCTCCGTTCGAGGCACACAGAGGCTATTCGCCGTTCGCGGTCTATGCGTTGCTCGAGCACAACGGGGACTTCACCGCCGCGGCTTCGGCGCTTGCAACTGACGGGTTTGGATCAGCTGGCGAGGTACACGGTGTTGACCTGAGCGCGTTCATCAAGGACGCGCCGGTGATTCCAAAGGACGCGCTGGTGCCTGCGCCCATCGCTGTGTGCGACCTCGTAGAGTCGCATCCCCGGCTTCGGGCACCGGTAATTCACGGCCTGCTGCGCGAAGGCGAGACGATGAACGTCATCGCGTCGCCCAAGACCGGCAAGAGCTGGCTCACGCTCGACCTGGCGATTGCCGTGGCGACGGGTCGTCCGTGGCTCGGCCGGTACGCCACCGAGGCCGGCGACATCCTGATCATCGACAACGAACTTCATCGCGAGACCAGTGCACACCGAATCCCGAAGGTTGCATCGGCGCGCGACGTAGCCATGCGGGAGTTCGGGCGGCGGATCCACATCGACAACTTGCGTGGACGGCTCCGTGACATCGAGAAGCTCGAGCCGTACTTCCTGGCGATCGAGCCGGGTCGCTTCAAGATCATCGTGCTCGACGCGTTCTATCGCTTCATGCCGTTGGGTGGCGACGAGAACGACAACGGCATGATGGCGAGCATCTACAACCGCATCGATGCGTTCGCCGACCGACTCCGATGCTGCTTCGTCCTGATCCACCACTCAACCAAGGGAAGCCAGTCGGGCAAGTCCGTGACCGACGTCGGGGCCGGCGCCGGTGCCCAGAGTCGAGCCACCGACACGCACCTCGTCCTGCGCCCGCACGAGGAGAGCGGCGTGGTCGTGCTCGACGCCGCCGTTCGATCCTGGGCGCCCATAGAGCCGACGTGCCTGCGGTGGTCGTTCCCCGTCTGGACCGTCGAGGATGGGCTGGATCCGACGCAGCTCAAGAGTGAGCGGCCAGGCAGGAAGAAGGACAGAGCCCCGAAGCAACCCGAGGCTCCGAAGGATCCGCCGTGGACGGTCGAGCGGGTGGTCGAGGCGTTCATCCCGGACGATCCCATCACGCTGGCCGAGCTCCGCGAGAAGACGGCAGACCAGCCAGGCCTCTCATGGCGGCGGGCCAATGACCTCATCGAGATCGCGGAGACGCGAGGGCTCATTGAGCGTCAGAAGCTCCCCGGGCGCGGCGGTCCGATCGGCTTCGTCCGGCGGCAGCCCGATGGGTCTGGAGGTGGGTCATGAACCCGAGCCGCCCGGCCTCGCGAACTAACTGCGCGCACGCCGAACGGGTGTTTCCGTGCGCGCAGTTAGTTCAGATCCCGGGCCTGAACCGCGCGCACTCCCTCATCGGGGTGCGCGCAGTTCAAGCCTCTCAGGGGGTCAAATCGGCCCAACTAACTAACCGCGCGCACCCCCCCATACCCCCCCGGGGTGTGTGCGGCCACTTGGCCGGCACACCCGAACCAACTGCGCGCACGGTTGCGGTTCGAGTTCAGTGCGCGAGGTTCGAGAAGGTCCGCTCGGAGGCGATTAGGTACTCCCGGGCGGGATCTCTCAGCCGACGCCCGCGGGAACAGCCGCCAATCCAGACAGACTTTCTTCGCTTGTCCGGTCCGCTCCCGCCGAGGCCCCGGGCCACGACGTTGGCCCGTGTCGCGGCCGGCGCCGAGTCGCCTGCTCCTACCACCCGTCGGCCCTCCCGCCACACGGGCGAACGTCGCCCAACGTGGGCGAATCCATCACCGAATCACCGCCCCGGGGCACGGATCCGCCCCGATTCCCGCCTGCAAGGAGGCACATGCCCATGAAGGTCGTCCAACGCCCGATCGATGACATCACCCCGTACGAGAAGAACCCGCGTCAGAACGATGCCGCCGTCGAGGCCGTCGCGGCTTCGATCCGGGAGTTCGGCTTCCGCCAGCCCATCGTCGTCGACGGCGAGGGCGTGATCATCTGCGGACACACCAGGTACAAGGCCGCGCAACAGCTCGAGCTTGCCAAGGTGCCCGTACACGTCGCCACCGACCTCACTCCTGAGCAGATTCGGGCGTATCGCATCGCTGACAACAAGACGGGCGAACTCGCGGCCTGGGACATGGAACTGCTGCCGATCGAGATCGCCGAGCTCCAGGGCGCCGGCATCGACTGGTCTCTGCTCGGGTTCGACGCGGACGAACTCGCCAAGCTGCTCGCCGGCGATGAAGGTGTGTCGCAAGGTCTCACGGATCCGGACTCGGTGCCCGAGCCGCCCGATGATCCGGTCACACAGCCTGGCGATCTCTGGATCCTCGGCGACCATCGCCTGCTTTGCGGCGACAGCTCGAGCGCATCCGATCTCGATCGACTGCTCGACGGCGCGACGATCGACCTGGTCAACATGGATCCGCCGTACAACGTCAAGGTCGAGCCGCGCTCGAACAACGCGATCGCCGCAGGCAACTCATCGTTCGCCGCACCCGAGGGCAAGCACCACCAGAAGTTCGACCTCGCCCGCCATCCGGAGAAGGCGAAGGGCACGCACAAGAAGATGCGAGCCAAGGATCGTCCGCTCGAGAACGACTTCGTCACCGATGAGGCGTTCGATGAGATGCTCCTCGCGTGGTTCGGCAACGCCGCGCGCGTGCTGAAGCTCGGCGGGTCGTTCTACATCTGGGGCGGCTACGCGAACATCGGCAACTATCCGGCGCCGCTGGCGGCGAGCGGGCTGTACTTCAGCCAGGGCATTGTGTGGGACAAGCAGCACCCGGTCCTGACCCGAAAGGACTTCATGGGCGCGTTCGAGATCTGCTTCTACGGCTGGCGCGAGGGTGCTGGGCACAAGTTCTTCGGCCCCAACAACGCCACCGATCTCTGGCACATCAAGAAGGTCAACCCGCAGTCGATGGTGCATCTCACGGAGAAGCCCGTCGAGCTGGCGGTCCGCTCGATCCAGTTCTCATCGCGCCCGAAGGAGCGCGTGCTCGACCTCTTCGGTGGATCGGGCTCGACGCTCATCGGCTGCGAACAGACGGACCGACGTGCATACTTGATGGAGATCGATCCGGCGTACTGCGACGTGATCGTTCAGCGCTGGGAGGAGTTCACCGGACAGAAGGCGGAGCGGGCGCCGGGCCCTGTTCCCGGGCCAGACGCTGACGCCGAAGAGAAAGCCCCGACCGCAGTCGAGGCTGGGGAGGCGTCGGGATGATCTGCCTACTCGGGGCCCTTCTCCCGGAGGGCGTGGAACTCGATCATCGCGTCCTCGAAGAGGCACCGGCCCGCCGCGTAGTTGCGGCGGTAGCGCGTGACCACGCACCCGCGTTCCTTCATGAACGCGAGTGCGACGGCGGTCTGCGTGCTGGGCGTGTCGGCGGCCGTGGCGAGTTCCTCGAGCGTGAAGCCGGGGTCGCCCGTCTGTGTGCTGAACAACTCGGCCGCATGCGCGATGTTTTCGTAGGACGCGCGCGGGCATCGATGTTCGTATGGCTCGCCGCGCCCCCAGATGGGCACGACCGACCTGACCAGGTGGTCATCGGCGACCGTGAAGTGCTCGATGCGTTCGGGTGCGCTGGTCATCGGTCACGCTCCCTTCCGCAGCTGGAACCGGCCGCGGTCGACCTTCTCGAAACGGGCGTCCTTCGCCTTCTTCGAGATCTCGCGGATGATCGCGGCGTAGAGCGTCGCCGAGGGCGTCTTGCCGCTCGTGGACCAGAGCTTCTTCGCGATGGCGTGCTCGACGATGTCCTTGCAGCCCATCGGTTCCTTGGCCTTGGCCAGGATCTGGGCCGCGGCGTCGAGGATGCCGGTGCGGGCCTTGGGTTTCTCGCCGCCGGACTTCGCCCTTGTCGCGGCCTTCGCGGTCGTGGCCCGTGTGGCCGTCTTTGCCTTGCCCTTCGCGGGAGTCGCGGCCGTCTTGCCGCGCGGTGCCTTCTTCGACTTTGCGCTGCGGTTCATCGCCCGCTCGCTCGAGGTCTGCCCGTCCTCGCTCGTCTTCCGTTCGTCGCGGACGCGGGCGTTCTCCTTGTCAGCGGCCGCGACCGCCTTGGCCTCGGCGCCCGTCATCGACGGCGCCCGCAGGCGCTGGGCGCTCTTGATACGGACCTTCTTCTTCGTGGCCAGGTTGGTCGCGTCCCAGCCGCCCCCGGCGTTCTCTGCGTCGATGCGGACGTCCGTGAGCTTGTCACTCACCTTGGCGCGATAGACGCTTCCGATCTTGATGTCTGCCTTCTTCATGGCGTGGACTCCTTCTGCGACTCAGTCGCGGTTCATGTTGGTGACCAGCGCCCACTCGGCGCGGATCGGTTCGTATCGGTGGGGAAAGACGGTGTGGCCGCGTCGCTCGAGGGCGTCGGAGAAGCGGCTGCAGAGCTCGCCGACGTTGACGCGGTGTTCGGCCAGTGCCGGGGCGACCGTGCTCGCGGCCTGGCCTCGGCGATCGGCCTCGATGGTGCGCCGGAGCGCGTCCGTCTTCTCGGCGATCGTGATCTCGAGGCGCTCGGCCTTCCGGGCGGTCTCGTTGATCAGGTCAGCCAGCTGTTGCTGAAGCGCCGCGATCTCGCGGACGGCGTCGTCGGTGTTGGTGGTCTTGCGGGGCATGTGGCTCCTCCTGGAACGACAGCCCGCCGCGAGTTCGCGGCGGGCTCAGGTCGTGATCTGCTGGACGGTGACTTCCGATCCGCATCGCGGGCACGGTGCGGTGCGGGGCAAAGGCCCGCTCTCCCTTCCGGCGTGGTACGCGGCGAGGAGCGCCTCGCGGATCGACCAGACGGCGAGGTCGTGGAAGTCGAGGCTGTCGCTCCGCCGCGTTTCGAGGGTCGGCAGATCCAGCACGGTCTTGGCGATCTCTTCAATGCGTTGGTTGATGTCGTCGTGTCGCATGGCGATGTCGTCCTTTCACGCACACAAGGGCATGGACTGGCGAAGACATCAAGGCCACTGCGCGAGGAATCGCCAGATGTGGGCAACTTCTCGCGGAGGGCGGCGTGACGGCGGAATCGGATGTCAAACAGGGGCAACTGAATCCCGCCGCGCTCGGGCCTGACGACCTTGCGCGCCTCCTGTCCGCGGCCTCGGGTGTGGGCGTCGATGCGGACGATGTGCGCGCCGACATCGATGCCGGCGCGCCGGCAAACCCGGACGGCACGCTGAACCTCGTGCACTACGCCGCGTGGCTCGTCCGGCAACTGGCCGCGCAGGGAGGCGGGCCCCGTGGTGGCGATTGATCCGCGCAATCTGCGCCCATCTGAGCTGGCCCAACTGCTGAACTCGACGCCGTTGGGGGAAGTCATCGGTGAGCGCCAGCTCAGGCGGCACCGCACTCGTGCCGGCATGCGCGTGACGTCCGCGACCGATCCAGGTCGTGTCGATCTCATCCGCTACGTCGCGTGGCTGGTACAGGAACACCGCCGCCTGTCGGCAGAGCCGGAGGGGCTGACCGGATACGACGCACTGCGCGATCGCGCCCGCGACCGAGGCATGGCGCTCTCACTCTCGGGACGCAACATCGGCGAACTGCCGACGGTGGTCGATCCCGAGCGGAAGGCGCGGGCCGAGAAGGACTTTCGATTCTTCTGCGAACTGTACTTCCCGCAGACGTTCACATTGGAGTGGTCGGACGATCACCTCAAGGTCATTGCGAAGATCGAGCAGGCCGTGTTGGAGGGCGGGCTATTTGCGATGGCGATGCCGCGTGGCAGCGGGAAGACGACGCTGTGCGAGATCGCGTGCCTGTGGGCGATCCTCATCGGCGCCCGCGAGTTCGTGTGTCTCATTGGCGCCGATGAGGAGCACGCCGCGAACATGCTCGACTCAATCAAGGCTGAGCTCGAGAACAACGAACTGCTCCTCGCCGACTTCCCCGAGGTCGTGTTTCCGATCCACTGCCTGGAAGGCATCCATCAGCGGGCTGGCGGCCAGCTCTTCCAGGGCAAGCCGACGAACATCGGGTGGACCGCAAAGGAGATTGCTCTGCCGACCATCGCTGACTCGAAGGCGAGCGGCGCCATCATCCGCGTTGCGGGCATCACCGGGCGGATCCGCGGCATGAAACACAAGCGGGTGGACGGCCAGTCCGTGCGGCCGTCGCTCGTGCTGATCGATGATCCGCAGACGGATGAGTCGGCGCGATCGCCGTCGCAGTGCGTGACGCGCGAACGCATCCTCGCGGGTGCGATCCTCGGGCTCGCCGGTCCCGGAAAGAAGATCGCCGGTCTCATGACGATCACTGTTGTGAGACCGGATGACATGGCCGATCGTCTGCTGGACCGCGAGAAGCACCCACAGTGGCAGGGCGAGCGGACGCGAATGGTCTACTCGTTCCCTACTGACGAAGCGATGTGGGCGCAATACGCCGAGCTGCGCGCCGATGGGCTTCGGAATGATGAGGGTTTGCGTCGCGCGACCGAGTTCTACGGTGCGAATCAGCACGCGATGGATGAGGGCGCGTCGATCGCCTGGCCGGCGCGATTCAACCACGACGAGTTGTCGGCGGTGCAGCACGCGATGAACCTGAAGCTCCAGGACGAGGGCGCGTTCTGGGCGGAGTACCAAAACGAGCCGTTGCCCGAAGACGAGCCGGATGAGGACCTGCTCACTGCTGAGCAGATCGCCAGCAAGACGAACGGCCTCAAACGCGGCGAGATCCCGCTTGAATGCTCGCACCTGACGATGTTCGTGGACGTGCAAGGTGGCGTTCTGTTCTATCTGATCGCCGCGTGGACGGAGCAGTTCACCGGGTACGTCATCGACTACGGCACCGAGCCCGACCAGAAGCAGCCTCCCGGTGCGTACTTCACGCTGCGTGACATCCGGCGCACGCTCGCTCTGGCGGCGCCTCGCGCCGGTCAGGAGGGAGCGATCTACGCCGGGCTCGAGCGCCTGGCCGATGCGAAGCTCGGCCGCGAATGGCGCCGCGACGACGGAGCGATGGTGCGCGTGGATCGTTGCTTGATCGACGCCAACTGGGGCGTCTCGACCGATGTGGTGTACCAGTTCTGCCGCCAATCACCGTTCGCTGGCGTCCTGTTGCCGTCACATGGGCGATACGTCGGCGCATCGAGCATCCCGTTCTCCGAGTACAAGCGCAAGCGCGGCGATCGCGTCGGTCACAACTGGCGCGTGCCCAACGTCGCAGGCAAACGCGCTGTGCGCCACGTCCTGTTCGACACCAATTTCTGGAAGTCCTTCGTGCAGGCGCGGCTCGGCGTCCCGGTTGGTGACCCTGGCTGCCTGTCACTGTTCGGACACAAGCCCGAGCACCATCGCCTCCTGGCCGACCACCTGACGGCGGAATACCGCGTCAAGACCGAGGGGCGCGGTCGAACTGTCGATGAATGGAAGCTTCGAGCAAGTGGAGTCGACAACCACTGGCTGGACTGCATCGTTGGTAGCGCGGTCGCGGCATCGATCCAAGGCGCGAGCCTGTTCGGCCAGGGGCTAAAGAGCACAGCGAGGCGCGGGCGTGTGAAGCTGTCTGAGATACAGCAGGCAAAGCGATAGCGCCGTCGTGCCGCGTCGCAAACGCCCTCGCTACGAGCAGAAATGTCCATCAGCCATGCGACAGAATCGCCCCAGCTGCAGATGTAGAGGCATGGAACGAGTGTCGGCGAAAGGCCGGCCTCAGACGGATCCCTGTCAGAGGAGCCACCATGCCCACCAGCGTCGCCAACTTCGACATTGCCGGAGCCGCCGATCGACTCGTCACGTTCGCGAACGAGATCATCGCGAGCCAGTCTGCGCGCCAGGCTGAGTTCAACGAACACGACCGTGAGCGCGCGACCGCGTACCTCGATCGACTCGAGTCGTACGTCGAGGTCATCTCGAACCCCGCCAACCCGCTCGACCTCCCAAAGACTCACCCGACGGCGTACCCGATCGCGGAGTTCCCGAGCGACGAGCAGATCAACGCGATCGAGAACGCCGAAGTGCGCGACCTCGTGCGCCGCTTCAAGGCTGCGCACGTCGAGCTGACCAACAGCCAGTCAAAGGACCGGGCGACCGGCATCTTCGAGTCTGACCGCGGTCGCCTCGAAGCACTCATCGAGAACGCTCGCGGCATGATCGAGTTCGGCGAGAACTCGGTGGATCTGCCGGAGAACCCGGGCGATGTCCCGGCCGTCGGAGGCTGATCTATGGCTGAGGACCTGAAGGATGCCATCAAGGACAACGCCTCGGGTCCGAAGCGCGCTTCCGGCGATGCCGGCAGCGTCGAACAGCATGGCCTGAAGGACCAGGTCGAGGCAGACCGCTACCTGAACTCGAAGGAAGCGGTCAAGAAGAAGGGGCTCGGGATCAAGGTGACCCGGGCCGTCCCGCACGGAACGGTATGAGGACGCGAGCACGGATGCTCACTCGACTCGTCAATGCACTGGCCGCCCGCACGCCGCACAAACGTGGCGTCCCCAACGCTGCAAACGCCGTGCGTGCAGGCGTGCCGGTCATTGGCCTCCGTCCTCTGCGCGCTCGGTACGACGCGGCGGTGACCACGGATGGGAACCGCCGCCACTGGGCGAATGCGGATGGCCTGAGCGCAGACGCCTCGGCCAGTCCGGAGGTCCGACGCGTACTGCGCAATCGCGCCCGCTACGAGGTGGCCAACAACAGCTACGCCCGTGGCATCGTCTGCACGCTCGCGAACGATGTCGTCGGAACCGGCCCGCGACTCCAGATGCTGACCGGTGACCCGGAGGCCGATCGTCGGATCGAGTCGGCATTCGCGGACTGGGCTTCGGCGATCGGACTCGCGGCCAAGCTCCGCACCATGCGGATGGCTCGCGCCGAGTCCGGCGAGAGCTTCGTGCTCCTTGCCCGAAACCCGCGTCATGGCTCGCCGGTCCAGCTCGACGTCCGGCTCATCGAAGCGGACCAGGTGGCGACGCCTGACCTTCGGGTCAACGAGCCCAGGGCCATCGACGGGATCGTCTTCGATGAGGTCGGCAACCCACTCGAGTACCACGTGCTCAAGCAGCACCCCGGCGACCTCCGTTGGACCACCGGACTGAAGTACGACCGCATCCCCGCGGCTGTCATCGTCCACTACTTCCGCGCTGACCGTCCGGGCCAGAGCCGTGGCATCCCTGACATCACGCCCGCGCTGCCGCTCTTCGCGCAGCTGCGGCGATTCACGCTCGCTGTCATCAGCGCAGCCGAGACGGCCGCCGATTTTGCCGGCGTCCTCTACACCGACGCGCCGGCCAACGGTGAGGCGGAAGACGTTGAGCCGATGGATGCCATCGAACTCGAGCAGCGGATGCTGCTCACGATGCCCGGTGGCTGGAAGATGGCGCAGCTCAAGGCTGAACAGCCAGCGACCACCTACGCCGAGTTCAAGCGCGAGATCCTCAACGAGATCGCTCGCTGCTTGAGCATGCCGTTCAACGTCGCAGCTGGGAACTCGTCGGGCTACAACTACGCCTCCGGGCGACTGGACCACCAGACTTACTTCAAGAGCATCCGCATCGAGCAGGCGCACCTCGAGCGCATCGTGCTGGATCGCATCTTCGCCGCCTGGCTCGAGGAAGCCGTGCTCGTGGAAGACCTGCTGCCGCAGTCGATGCGGATGCGCGGCGCCGCGACGAAGCACCAGTGGTTCTGGGACGGCAACGAACACGTTGATCCCGCGAAGGAAGCGAACGCGCAGGCGACCCGGCTCACGAGCCGGACGACGTCGCTCGCGCGTGAATACGCCCGTCAAGGACTCGACTGGGAAGCCGAACTCCGCCAGATCGCCAAGGAGCGAGAGCTCATGGCAACGCTCGGTATCGCGCCCCCGGACCAGACGGATGCAGCTATCCCCGCAGGAACGAAGGACGAGGACGATGACACAGAAGACTGATGTCCCTGACATCCTCGCGATCGACTGCGAAGTCGCGATCGAAGCAGCGGCCGCCGCGTCCGACGACTCGGGGGAGAGCACGCTCCCTCGCTTCTCAATGGTCGCCTACACCGGTGGCCCGATCCGCACACTCGGATTCGCGTACCCGGTGGTCGTCAACCTCGACGGGATGAAGATCCCCGCGCAGCGCCGGCCCGTGCGATTCCAGCACTCCGCATTCGAGGGCGTCGGCCACACCGAACGCATCGCCGTCGAAGAAGGCCAGCTCGTGGCCGATGGTGTCGTCTCGCGCGACACCGCGGCCGCGCAGGAGATCGTCGCCAGCGGGAAGAAGGGTTTTCCCTGGCAGGCGTCGATTGGCGCCTCGGTGGACGAGCTCGAGTTCATCAAGCGCGACGTGGCGGTGACCGTGAACGGCCGGAAGTTCAACGGCCCCATCTACGTCGCCCACAAGACCACCCTCAACGAAATCAGCTTCGTCGATCTCGGCGCGGACCAGCAGACGCAGGCCCGGATCGCCGCTCAGCACCACAAGGAGACGCAGGCAATGCCTGACCACACCACTCCCCGAGGCACCGACACGGACGTGGCCGCCTCCGACACCGGCCAGGCACACGATCCCGCGCCGAACACTCCTCCGTCGCCGCAACGCAACGGCGCCATCGCCGCCAGCGATCCCGCTGCCGAGATCGATCAAATCACCGCTCGCGCTCGGGCTGAGTCCGATCGCCGGCAGCGCATCCAGGCCATGACGGCGGAGGTGCTCGCGCAGCGCCCGGAGCTGGCAGACGATCTTGGTCGACTCGCGCATGCCGCGCTCGAAGCGGGCTGGAAGCCGGACAAGTACCAACTTGAGGTCATGCGCCTCGGTCGCTCCTACGAGGGAGTCGGCGGACCGCGCCCGCAGAGCGAGCGCATCGAGGGGTCGATCATCGAGGCCGCGCTGTGCATCGCTGGCGGTCTGGAGACCCAGGCGCTCGAGGCGCAGTTCAATGAGCGCACGCTCGACGCGGCCAGCCGTGAGTATCGGCATGGCCTGGGCCTCTGTGAGACGCTTCTGATCTTCGCGCAGGCCAATGGCTACCGCGGCTTCGGACGCAGCGACCTCAAGGGCCTGCTCCAGTTTGCGTTCACCGATGTGCAAGCGGCGGGCTTCAGCACGATGAGCCTGCCCGGCATCCTCTCGAACGTCGCCAACAAGTTCCTCCGAGCCGGCTTCGAAGCGGTCGAGTCCTCGTGGCGTGACATCGCCGCGCTCCGCTCGGTCCGCGACTTCAAGCAGGTGTCCAGCTACTCGCTCACGGGCGGCTTCGTTTATGAGGAAATCGCGCCCGGCGGCGAGCTCAAGCACGCGACGGTCGGAGAGACGGCGTACACCAACCAGGCGAAGACGTACGGACGCATGTTCGGCATCGATCGTCGGGACCTCATCAACGATGACCTCGATGCGCTGACGGCCGTGCCGCGCCGGCTTGGGCGCGGTGGCGCGCTCAAGCTCAACGACGTCTTCTGGGCCGAGTTCCTGAACAACGCTGCGTTCTTCGTGGCCGGGAACAACAACTACGCCGACGGCGCCGGTACGGCGCTGGGTATCGACGCGCTCACGCAGGCCGAGACGATGTTCCTCGACCAGACGGATCCCGACGGGCATCCGCTCGCCGTGGCCCCGGTGATCCTGCTCGTGCCCAACGGTCTGTACGTTCCGGCGACGCAGATCATGAACTCAACGGAGCTTCGCGATCCATCTTCGACCAAGAAGACGCCCGTCGCGAACCCGCACGCGGGCAAGTTCCGTCCCGTGCGCTCCAGCTACCTCAGCAACCCGAAGTACACCGACGCCAGCAGTCTGGCGTGGTACATCCTCGCCGATCCGGCAGACATGCCGGTCATCGAGGTGGCATTCCTCAACGGGCAGCAGCAGCCGACCGTCGAGAGCGCCGACGCCGACTTCAACAACCTCGGCATCCAGATGCGCGGTTACCACGACTTCGGCGTCGCCAAACAGGAGCCGCGGGGCGGCGTGAAGATGAAGGGCGAGGCGTAAGCCGCTCGCTGAACCACTCAAGGAGAGCATTTGATGCCTACCGCAACATTCATTCAGCACGGCGACGCCATCGATCACACGCCAGGCTCGGCGCTCAGTGCCGGCGACGTCGTGGTCCAGGGCGAGCTCGTCGGCGTCGCCAAGCAGGACATTCCCGCGAGCACGCTCGGATCGCTCAGCGTCACCGGTGTCTTCGACTTTCCGAAGGCGACCGGAGGCAGCACCGCGATCGGCGCTGGCCTCGACGTCTATTGGGACGAGAGCAACACTGAGGCGACGACCGACAGCGCCGCCGGCGTCAACAGGAAGATCGGACGCAGCATCCTTGCCGCTGGCGATGCCGACACCCATGTACGCATTCGGATGAGCCAGTGACCCATGGGTGATCTCCTCGAACAAGGCGCTCAGTTCCTCGATGACCAACGCCATGCGCATATGGCGCGCCCCGTGGTCTATCACCGTGGTGCGTCATCGGTCGAACTCTCGGCCACGATCGGCCAGACGACGTTCGAGCAGGACTACGAGTTCGGCGGGATCCAGCGGATCCAGTCGCGCGACTTCCTCGTCCGCACGGCAGACCTGGTGCTGGACAGCGCCGAGGTCCTGCCGGCCGCTGGTGACCAGATCCGTGAAACCCAGGACGAGAAGGTGTTCGTCTACGAGGTGATGGCGCCCGGTTCGGAGCCTCCGTTCCGGTACAGCGACCCGTATCGCAAGGCGCTCCGCATCCACACCAAGCACATCGCCACGGAGGACGCATGACCGGGACGGCCGCCTCAACTCAGAAGCCGAACGGCAGTGGCCGCTGGGCCGGCGTCATTTTGACGGTCGTCTTCGCGACGCTCGCCGTCACCGTCCAGTGGGGTGTGGTGACGACCAAGCTCGACCACGTCGAGCAGCGACTCGATGAGTTGATCGTCGAGGCCCGATCGCTGCGCACGGAGTACCAGTCGATCGAGCGCCGCGTCTCCTACCTCGAGGGTCGGCTAAACGGACGGGATGAACCATGAGCGTGATCACAGACATCGCCGATGCCGTCACGACGTCACTCAACGCTGCCACGTTCAGTGAGGACTTCACAGCTGAGCGTCTGCACCAGCCTTCGTTCGAGCTGACCGAGCTCCAGTCGCTGCATGTGAGCGTTGTGCCCAAGGCACTGGAGATTCGCAACGCCTCCCGGCAGCACTCGTTCTGGGATTGCACCATCGACGTCGGGATCCAGCAGAAGGTCGATGACGACGCGCGTGTCGATGAGCTCGTCGCATTCGCGGAAGAGATCGCCGATCACCTGCGCCTGAAGCGACTGGCGGACTATCCGCTTGCGGCATGGATGGCGATCGAGCACGACCCGGTCGTCGCATCGGAACATCTTGACCAGCATCGTCAGCTCACGAGCGTGTTGACGGTCACCTACCGGGTGAAACGGTGATGAGGTGCCAGTCGTGAACACGCCAATCATCCGCAGGATCAACTTGCCGGTCACGTTTCAGCCGCTCACCGCGGAGCGACTGGTCGGCACCTTCACGATCCGGAACCCCTCGGCCGACAACGCCGTCCTCCTCTGCAGCGACGGCGTTACCGAAATGCCCATGGACAGGGGCCAGCAGTTCACACTCGAAGGGGTGGACCTCTCACAGATCCAGGCCAAGAGCAACGGCCTGGGCGACTTTCTCATGGTCACCGGCGCGACGCGAACGGTGTAAGGAGGTACAGCCGTGGCCATCAAGCTCGGCATGGAAGCCACACTCAACTACCAGGTCGGCGGCCAAGGAGGCGGCGGCGGGTGGCTTGAGCTCACCAACACGAAGGACGTGACGCTCTCGCTCGAAGCGGGCGAGGCGGACGTCACGACGCGCGGCAACGACGGCTGGCGAGCAATCGTCGCCACGCTCAAGGAAGCGAG